GCAAGAAACGATTAGCAAGGGGCATCGGCATACGATAAGTAACACCTTTGTCACTATCACGATTACCTGCTGCCACGATAACAACATTGTCAGGCAACTTGTACTTACCAACACGGCGATTCAAAATTAGTTGATAGCCAGCAGCCTGTACAGCAGGCATTGCACTATTCATTTCATCTAAGAAAAGAACAATGATAGGATATTGTGATGCGAGTTCCTCGTCAGGCAAGTCGATTGGAGCAGCCCAATCCATCTTATTGAGGTCCTTGTTGAAGTATGGGATACCGCGAATGTCAGTGGGTTCCATTTGAGCCATACGCAAGTCAATCATATGACCACCAAGTTCGGCAGTAATGTCTGCTACAACTTCGGATTTACCGATACCGGGAGGGCCCCAGAGAAACAAGGGACGCTTTGCTTTGAATGCTTTCAGAATAGCTTTGCGGGCTTGTACTGATGTTACTGTGAGATTGTCAGAGACTTGAGGTGATGCCATTATTAACTCCTATATGTTAGTGGCTTGCTTGAAAAGAAATTCTATTATATACGAAAACTGATTTGTTGTCAATCGTGATTGAATGTTTTGGGTAAACATTATTCCTCAAACGCGCGGCGCAGAATCAACTCTTGGCGACTGAAGGCTTCAATCTCCCAGGGTTGGTCCAAGTAAGGTGTTTTCTTGCTGTACTTTTTACCTGCCCATGTATGACCATGCTTACCTTGTTTCAATGTACCTTTTGCAAACTGTTTCACATGGACCAATTCATGCGCTAGGGTGAGGCCAATTTGATACAGACTACGATGGGGTTTGATGACTACCAGATATGCACCAGTGTACTGTGATAGGTCGAGTGTCAAGCCTGCATTGTCACCTTCGCATTCATCATATACACGGATAAGCAATGCTTTGCGGCAACGCTCAAGACCAAGCTGGGTAATCATTGAAGGAAGTAGTGCCTCAACAAATTTTTTATTACGGCGACTACCTTCAACTTTGATTTCCATCATAATCATATATTTATTTCCTAGAGTAATTTATTACTCAATCAATTCCGACAATTTACCAATGTATGTTAATTCGCTAGGTTCGTACCATGCAGCCTTTTGTGTAGAATTGTCAGGCAATACAATGCTAACCTCACCTCTACTGTTAACACTGTCTACAACTGTTATTGTTTTAAATTTTGTCATAACCACATCAAGCGGTTTAAATTTAAACTTTTCCGTTTTCATTACATGCTCCAGTAAATTCATTGAAAATGATTAAATCTTAAGAGGACCAAAAAGTTTCGCTAGCAGGGGAACAGCACAGGGGAGTGTTAACATCTTCCTGATATTCGATACCGCTCATGAGGTTCTTGCGAGTTACCATGTTAGGCTTGTAATGCTGAGTGTTTACGATACTCAGTTCACCGGCAGACCAACCTGACTTGTTGCACAGACGGGTGCGAGTAGCACGGGCTGCCGCAAAAGTTTTGTATGCACGGGTACGATTAGAACCGTCAGTAACGATAAGACCAGTACCACGGGCGATAACATAATAAGACATTTAGAAATTCCTTTAACTAACTGATTAAGACTCTATTATATACCCAAAACCATTTAATGTCAACTGTTTACGCACAGATTTCAAACAACATTTCGCTACTGGAACCGTTGACTACACGGACTTTTTTGTCATTAACCATGATGTAGCCATAGTTGCCGTTATCATAGATACCGTGAGGGCAGGGTTCAATCGTCACTTTACGGATAATTTCACAAAAACCCCAACGCTTAGTAGGCAACTTACCTTGAAACAATCGCATGTTTTCAAGGGAAGTAATGAGAATTTTTGCTTTCATAATCTACTCTGTTCGTTGACTGTCTAAGTATGTATTATATACCCAAAACCATTTAATGTCAACCGAAATATTGAGTGTGTACGATTACCAAAATGGCTATATATGCTCCGACCACGATCCCAACTAGCATTCCAAGAAAAAACATCTCCTACTCCTTACGCAAATTCGTAGAATTTAACAGTAGGATCCAACTTTTGTAGTTCTTTTGCAGCCTGTGACAATGCACGATGCTTGGCCTGAACCTGACTACGGGGCAGTTCACCGTCACAGGTCAAGTTCTCAGGGCTGAGGTCGCTGTCCAGACAAGCAGCAACTACCTGACGACCTTTAGCAGTCTGTATCTCATACTGAGGACCTTTGAACAATTTGTTCCATTTGTTCTTTTGATCAATGTATTTTTGCAATGCTGACATAATTAACTCCGTTTGTTGACTGTCTAAGCCTCTATTATAGACCCAAAACCATTTAATGTCAACCTTACGGGGCTAGCCCTTCCCTAGTTTTTGCACGTTTTACATTCGCATAAAGTACAACTTGAGTTGGAACCGGTGCTAAATATCTCTTTACCCAAGACCTGTAAACACCATATTTAAAATATATCCCATTGCCTTCAGTTGTTTTTCCTTTGAAACTATATTTCAAAATTCCATTTGCATAGACTTCAAAAAAGCCATCGTCCAAATTAGACCATTTTGCATGGACTTCAATTTTGTTCCAATTTCCAAGTAACTCCTTATCAGTTAGTATGGTTACATATTCTTGTGTTGCACATCTATGGTGTCTATCTATAGTTAGCCCACCTCGCAATGCTCCCCATCCTGCACTATTTTGAAACATGAATGATGAGCAAGTGGGACTGTCAATAGCCCCATCAATATTATAAAATTGTCCTAAGGTGACATTGACGGGCCACACATTGATATGGTCTTTGGGTACAAAAATAGACCATCCATACCAGTATTCAGAGTTTGAGTAATTATTTCTATCTGTTGATATCTCAGAACGTTCCCTACTTCCAACCCTAGATCCAGTTTGACCTTCAATAGAACAATCTCCCCCTGAACATTCTCCGCTTCTGACTTCAAATCTTTCAACCATTTTCAATGGTGCAGAGCCCGTTGGATCAGATACTATTTGATATCCGTGCGGTGTTGTACTATTTGATCTAGTGAACTCCTTAAGGTTTCCATGATCAAGTGAATTAGCGGAATTAGTAGCACAGCCACCAATCAATAATATTAAAATAATTGATATAAAAAGTTTTTTCATAATAACTACATCAGGAAATAAAAACTTAGTATAGCATTGAATGTATTTATTGTCAAGGTAGGAATGCCCTAAATCAATAGGGCATTATTTGAGTAAGAATTACTTCTTAGGTGTGTTTTGATTTACAAAAGCATACATCTTTTCAGCAGTGTCCAAAACTTTTTCAAGTCCTGGAAATTCAGGCATGTCTACTTTGGTTATGATCTGACCAGTAGCACTATCCTTGGAAGCAGTCATCTGCCATCCTGAAAACTTCATATGGAAATCTTCCATGACTAATGATTTAGCCATGTCCAAGATATCTGTACGAATCTCGTAGCCGTTCTTGTTGAATTTTACTTCGGGTAATTTTGGTGTGAAATCTGACATAATAATCTCCTTGTGTTAATGTCGGTGTGTGAATAGCTTATTCTTTCGCAGTCTTTGCCTTGACTGTTTCATCCTCACCTTGAGAATAAATCGTTTTGTTCATACTGTCAACAGTATAAGACAACATCTCTATTGTATTCTTTGCCATCATCTTTGCAAAGATCGTTTGGGCATCTATAAAGTCGTTGGCGACCTTATTCAATCTCTCGTCTTTGAAAATCTGATTGGTTGCCATCCTTTTTGAAGTCTGGAACATCTCTATATAAAAATCTGGTGTAAACATAATTATCCTTTAAATATCACTTGTCATTAGTTTTTGTGCAGCAGCATATTGTCCTCTACGGGCAAGGTACGATGCTGCACGGACGCGACCCACTTCTTTTAGAAAATTGTAAATTGATTTAAAGATGTTCATATTACACCATCCAACTCTTATTACGTGCTGAATACAATAATTCAAATTGACGCTCTAATTGTTCAACTTGTGCGGTACTCGTGGGATTGTGTGATACGATGTATCGTTCTAGTGCTGAACCGTATGACTGGGGTTCACTGAATTTTTCTAATAGGCTATAAAGATAGCCGGTAAATCGTTTTAACATATATTTTCCTGTGTAAGTGTGTTAAAGAGTTTTATACAGAACTCTTAACTGTATTTATACTTCCTTATAGATTTCTCTATATTTCTGCATGGCCTTTGCCCTCGCAACAGCTAACCTAACGGTCACATAATCTGATAATGGTTCATCATCAAAATCAGTAACCTTTTCTTCTACCTTGTGTACTTTAGGACGACTGTATGCACGATGATAATCTTGTTCTCCTGAATCATCATCGTCATCACTATCGTCAAATATAGTATTACTTAGTAGCGGCTTTTGCAGGCTCAGTTTTAGTTGTAGCTTTTTTGTCTTTGACAGTTTTAGAACTTTTGGTAGAGTCCTGTTTGGAACCCTCCTTTTTCTTAGCCAACTTCATTTCTTCCTTAGCTGGAGCAGCAGGTTTGGCAGGCTCAGTAGCAAAAGCAATAGTTGTAGCCAAAGTAGCGATAAGAATAGCGAGAATTTTCATTTAAGTTTCCTTTAAAGTTAATGATATTTATGTTTGATATATTCATCCTTCAATCTACATGGTCCAATACGCTTTTCATCACAATTGGATTTTCTCCAATCATAACCAGTGGGCAAATATTGTTCCTGATACGATTCAGTTTTATCCGTTTTCGTAACATCGTAGCATTCAGTTTGATTTTTATCTTGCATACATATATAACGACCCTCAGGATAAAACCGTTGACAAGATACAAAACTCTTTTCCCATTTACGCTAAATAGTTGATGCAATACATATCTTACCAAGGAATTTATGACGGAACCAACTTTGAGGATGCTGCTACGCCCAAACAAATAACCAAATCCATGAATGCTGGGTTTAGCACTATGGTAAATGTTTGGCGAATTAGCGGAAAACTCTATTTAGGTGTTACCCAACCCATAACCGAAGTGACCGAAAAGTATCTACAAGGTCCTAGGTTTTGGTTGAATGCTATGAATACTGATATGCAATCATGGATAGTAACTCAACCAATTAAGTCATATCCAAATTACTTTTGGTTTCCTACTGATACAGAAAGTACCCCAGTGACCGCAAGTAATGGAAAAATTATTACTCCTGGAACAGTTGCTATAAACAACACCAGTGTTATATTTCTGCCTGAGATACAGGATAGAGGAATGTTTAGTACAGTACACCTAAAATGTTTCGGTGTATGTAGTAACTACTTGTCTTTTATTAAACGAATGCGTAACGAAGGTGAGTGGTATTAACCACCGCGCCCTGCTCTACGCACAACACTAGCCCCACCAAATCCTTTACTATTAGCTTTAGGACCTTTACTTTTAGGAGCCTTACCTAATCCAGAATTTGCCATTGCGTTTTTCTTTTTAGCTTCTAATGCCATTGCTATTGGATTCTTTTTCTTTTCTTCGGTCATTGTCTTATCCTCACTGATTCTAAATAACTTTCTATATCACCATATAGTGCTAGCATCATTGCTATCTTACTATCATAAAGTCTGATGAAAGGTTCTTTTGACTCTGCATCCTTATTTACACTAAAATAATATGGACATTTAATTTTCTTATTACATTCAGTTAAAAATTTATACCAATTAGTTTTCTTAACTTTAACAGGAAGATCAAAGAATTCTATTTGCGCCTGTCTAAAATTTATATCACCTTGTGGTGTCAGACGCAGGCTATCACCTGATTTGGTGAACCACCAATCACTTATGATTGTTTCAAATGGAATATTATTGCTAGGCAGTTGATCCATAACTGCCTTAGTGATAGTGTATTTTAGTTTTTTTCTGTCACTCATCCGGGTACACAGTAGTACCGTTGTTCATAAAAACGACAGTAAACTTATCTGTCTTGAATTGATTGTTTAGTTTACGACAGAGGTTTCGTGCATGACCAGGATTACTGAAACTTGTTTTCTTATACTTAGGTGTAGCCTCATTGTCTAAGTAATGCTGAGATTTTAAGTTGATAGGTTGTCTATCATAGAATACAGCCCATATGCCACTTGCTTCTACAATTTGGTCGCACTTATAGGTAGTTTTATCTACTAGTTCTAATAATACTTTTGGTTGTGTTCTACTCATTAAAATTTACCTCCGATGACTTCTATTTCAATCACTTCGGAAGTGTTCTTCTTTCCTTCAGTAACTTCATAGTGATCTATCAATAATTTAGCCAATTCATCACGCAAACTTCTAGCATCTGATAATGGAATTACCACATCTTTACCTTGTCTACCTTCGATAACAGCTACTCTATCAATAAATCTTTTTATATGAAACATCAGATATTTATCAACTTTTTAGCTTCGTCCTCAGTTTTGTACGGACCCTCATACTCATAACGCTGTATAAAGATGTATTTAGGGCAAAAAACTACTGTAGGTTCTTCACTTTGATACATAACATACCATCCTGCCGCATGATAACACTTGCTTTTAGTTGTTTTAGTGAATAAATGTATTTTGCGCTTGATGTCCAACATAGAATTGTAGACCTTCTTTGTTGTTGGATATTCATTAAAAGGTATTTCTTTTTTAATCTTTTCTGCTTTTGTTTGTTGAAACTCTATGCTAGTTTGTTTTTTAATAGCACTAGTGTTTTTAAAATGAGTTTTACTGCCGTTGAGTTTTACTTCAAAGCCTGAACCATCAGCAATAACATTTCCTACCTTTGATGTACCATCAGTAACAATCCAGAATTGATTCTTAACTACGGGTTTTGCGATTAGTGGTTTTGACATTTTCTTCCATTTCTATTAATTTTGTAATCTTTTTAAAACTACTTTGTTTATCTACTATAACATTATAAGTAGAATTCTCATAACGAATTGGTAAATCTAAATGAATACTGTACTGTGGTCCAATTGTTTCATTGATTACAGTATCATTTCCAACTGTACCGACAAATGGAATATTATTCCAGTATCCAAATATCCGTTGACCAAATTCATATTTAGCCACATGGCGATTCTTCTCAAAATATTCTGCTTGATTCATTTGTAACTTTCCCAAGTGTTTTGATCATAATTCCAATGCCGGGTGTCGTAGAAGTCTAATTCAACTTCGTACCCAAACAATCCGAGCATTAATCTAGCACCTGCGTGGTCACTTTGGAATGTTAATTGAAACTCTATATTGATGATATGTCCAGTACGATATCCGTTAAACTCCCATGCTTTGTTCTTTGTGATAGATCCATATTTACTCCACAGGATATTCCAAACTTTATTGGTTCTACGTGGGTTGACTATGTTAAAGTTTAGCTGTATCATTTTTTCCTTTAGGGTTTTGTATCTTAGCATTGATACAAGTACCTTCTAATACTTCAACTTTACCTTGATTAGATTTTTCCGCTATCTCAGTCAAATGAATTTTTTGTTTATCGACTGAATCTCTGCATCGTTCTTCAATTGTATAATAGGACTGTGCTTGCATGAAATTACAATTGCCATTAAAGCACATAAACAATACAGGTATAAAAATCTCAATCATTCTTCGACTCCGTATTCTTTTTTAAGGGCTTCTAATGCTTTGCGAACCTGTTCGGCTACGGGACGATACTTCACAGGGTCTATAGGGTGATATGTATATTCAAACCCTGACCAAGTTTTGTCACCATCCAACAACTTATCAACCACCGCTAGCATTTGAAATCTAGGATCACACCACATCTTGATTAGACTGTCGGGCGCTATGGGCGTGTTCATTTTTCAACTCCAAAATGTTCTCTAATGTCATCACCCATAGTTCCGCCACCATCCTTTTTCTCACGCAGGATATTATCTACCTTGCTGGCACATTCCTCTACAATCAACTCGGCGAACTTTTCTATACCTTGTCGAGAATAGTCATCAAGTTCGTCCCAACATCCTTGTGCTGTGAGTCCTGCCTGGTATAAACAATGTTCAATTCGTTCGTTCATTTAACTCCCCAGAAAGGTGTGTTGCGAACAAATGGTCGCATAGGCACTAACACCGGAATCATCAACACTAGAATCCAAACCATTTGAATATATTCTGATTCAGTAAAACGATACACAAAGATATTGAACATACCTACAATAAAGTAGATAAGTCCTGTATAGAACATATATTGTCCTGGGCTAATCATCATTCAACTCCGAAATGTTGTAATAGACCATTCGCACAATCACCAACAGCATCATTATAAGTCAGTTCATTTGTATCGGCAACCTCTTTGTCAAGAATCTGCCCTTTACAATGTTCATAACATTCCTTAACAATCAACTCGGCAAACTTTTCAGGACTAAAAGTCTTGGGCGGGGTAAACGCAAATTGTCCACTGCGTTCTACCGGTGGCTGAATATGTGCCTGTTCAAAAAGTAGTCGAATCTTCTCGTTCATTCTTCAACTCCGAAATGTTGTTTAATCTCTAGTATAGGATGTAAGTATTCTTCACCGGGTCTGCTCATTCTAACAGTATATGGGGCAATGATATCAATACATTCCTGAACAATCAACTCGGCGAACTTTTCTATATCTTCTACTGATTCTATCCAGTAAAAACTAAAGTCTTTTTGACTCAAAGATAAACCAGCCTGAATTGCAAGTTGTCGAATTCGTTCGTTCATTTTAAATATCCCAATCCACCTAACACAAGATAACAGAACACAATGCCAACAATAAAGTGCAGCCAATCACGAACGGTATCTGTCATTCTTCAACTCCGAAATGTTTTTTAATCTGGTATTCCACAGAATAGGGGTGTGCCAAATGAAACTTTACCGCAACATCGGCACATTCCCTAACAATCAACTGGGCGAACTTTTCAATTTTCTCTAAATCTTCTTGTTCCGAGTCTGTCAGGGCATCAATCTTACCCCAGTGATGTAGCAGTAGTGCTGGACCAAGTTTAGCCTCTAGGGCGAGTTGTTTAATTCGTTCGTTCATGCTACCTCCACCACACGATATTGACTGAATGGATAATTCTCATTGAGCCATTCAATCATACCTTCTTCGTAAGGAAGAAACACGCTATTGAATTTGTTAGTGATATACTTACGCACAGTCAATCCTTTACTTACTGATGTTCATCAAGGTCTTTGAATCACCGCCCAACACAGTAGTAGGCAGCTTACCGTCCCACTTTTCGATCCATTGCAGTTGCACATAGTTTGCACCACCGTTAGATTGAATAGCAGCCGCTTGAATCGCAATAGCTTTAGCTTCACCATCTGCCTGTGCGATACGACTGTTTGCTTCAACTTTGATACGCTCCAGGTCTTGCTGTGCCTTAGCAGTTTTCTGTGCAGAAATAACTTTATCTTCAATTGCTTGTTGATATGCTTGACTAAATCCAAAGTTTACCAAGCTGATATTACTTACAGCAATATTGAACGGAGCCATCTTAGTAATCAAGTGTTGCAATATCTCTTGACTAACCAAATCACGCTTAGTAACCAATTCTTCACTTGTATAGTGACCTGTCACACTCTTAAAAGCCTCATTGATTCCAGGACCAAGAACTTTTTCATCTACATTGAGACCATACTCTTTGTAGATATGCGGTACTTTGAGCGGGTCAAGACGATAGTTCACTACGATATCAGTATGCACAACCTGCAAGTCTTTAGTACCTGCGTTAGCACCTTTTAGTTCTGCTTTCTGTAGACGAACATCTACATCCTTGATTGAACTGATTGGATTCACAAAGTGAACACCTTCAGTCAAGGGCAAGGGATTGACTTCACCCAATGTAACTTGTACACCAGTATGCCCTGCACTAATTACAGTGAATGCCGAAATTCCAATTGATATAAGAATGATTGCTACACCTGTAAGTACGCCCAACGCAATCTTTTTAAATTCTGACACAAAAATAATAGCACCTGCTACTAGCAAACCTACAAAAATACCCACGAGAATTATAAACATAAAAAGTCCTTTGTTAAAAAATACAGTATAACAGAAAATGCAATAGTTGTCTATTGTTTTGGCTATTACTTAGTCAGTTCAGCAACTAGCAAGAAATGATCATAAGCCTTTTTTACAGCAGGGTTAGTCAATATCTTAGCTGCTTCACCTTCTAAAGCCTTGAGTCCTGCTTGAGCAATGTCGTATGATGAGGCACCACTTAGAGTAGCAAGTTCATCACCAAACTCTTTGGCCAGTTTCTTCCATGCCTTACGTTGACCTTCAGTGATAGGAGTTTGCTTTGGTTGCAATTCACTGGCCTTTTGCATGGCTTGCATCATAGCATCTTCGGCCACCCGAGCAGCAGCAATCAGTGCAGCATAATCAGGATCAATGTTGTATCTACGGCTCTGCCCACCTGGATAGCATATCACAAGATGACTACCTTTTGGAAAACTATCTAGCAAGTCATTGTCGTATTCAGCAACAGGAACATATTTCCTGCCGATCTTTTCGTAGTAAATTTTTTTCATATTATGTCCACAAACTGTCTCTAATCTTAATTAAACGAATCATCATTTCAGTATCTTCTTTATCGTAGGCTTTTTCAATCTTGTCTAACAACTTATGAGCCTTATCACGAGATTTTATTTCATCAGGTGCTTTTGCACTCATACCAAGCCAAGTATCACCGTGCTTGTTACGTAAACTTTCACAGTATTCACTCCAGCCACTTGCTTTATATGGGTCAGGACGATTGCGATATGTAACTGTCCACCATGTGTAAAGTTCCTTAATCTCTTTAGCATGTAGTGCTTGACTAGTAGGTTTACCATAGTCGGGATCACTTTTGTCAACCCAATCACTATTAGTAAGAGTCATTGCCCAGTCAAGATGATCGATACCTGCTTGACTGCAACGCCAAGTGCGCCAACGCCACCAACCACTAGCATAGAAAGGAGGATCATATTTAGCACGATCTTCCTTGCTTCCCCACGCAATGTGGCTCCAGGCTTGTTCGACCTCGACAAAATCAACCAACTCATTAAATAAGCATGGAAGGAACCTACTGCCAACATCACTCCAAGAACCAGGCTTAATATCACGATGATGTGCGGTAAGAGCATGAGTACGAGTAACATATCGGTTATTAATGTAATACTTGACATCATAAATCTTTCTAATAGGATAAGTTACAAAATCTTGAAGTTTACCAAGACCTTCCTCAGCTAACCAAAAACGAATAGGGTTATAACCTTTGGTGTTGTTAGCCCAATCATTCCATTCTTCACTAGTGCCTGACTTGAGTTTGGGAGTTCCACGAACCCAATCAGCGAAAGGGGTGCAACTCCAGTAATTACTATGTTGTGCCATTACTAAATACCTCTGGATTATCTTCTACTAATGCAATCAATGCGTGAGTTTGAAACTTAACCTGTTCTTCTGTCATCTTTAGATTGTAGGCATGGTCCAGTATATGCAATACTTCATGCCACAATGCAATCTTTTTAGTTTGTTCAGTAAAGGTTTCGTTAATCCAAATCTCTTGACTATTGAATAATGCAAGGCCAATATTACCTTGCATTTCCTCAGGTGTCTTGTACAGTACTTCGTATGTTATTCCACAAATTTTCAGTTTCATTTTATTCTCCTAATTTTTCCCATATCCACTCTGACTCTTTCATATGTGCTACTGGTATCAACCATTTGTACTGTATGCATTCAAGTATAACACGCTTAAAATTGTCAGGGCATTCACGACTGATTTCAAAGCCAGCCCTTGGGATAGTGCTGAAACCTCGTTCATCATACATAATGAAGCCTGGATCACCGAATCGTATTGATTTAATACGAAACTTTGGATCACTATTTTGGTAAGTTATTTTCATCTTCAAAATCAAACATTTCTCTAATAGATTTTATATACTGTGTTGGTAATACGCTAAATGTAGAAGCCTGCATAATTATAGCACAACAATCATTAATAATCAACTGTGCAAATTTATTATCTACTTTAGTTTGGTAACTTTTATAGGTAGGTTTTAGATTAGGGAAATTGTCCTTAACATATTGCTCGGCTGCTTTCTTATGCTCTTGTATTCTTTTCTCAATCATTACTTCCCGGGTATAATTGCATCTGCAACTGCACCCACTGCCTTTGCTGTAACTTTCACTCCTGTCGCTACTACAGTAACACCTGCATCAGCAACTGCTACTACCGCACAACCATGCAATAGTAAGCAACATATAATTAAAATCTTATTCACGCTAGTACACCCACGTAAGGACTGTTCAACCATTTTGCGTATGTCTCTGCATTATCACTAATTTTATTCAACTCATACTTGCCACAGAATTTCATCAAGTGTATTCCCACTTGTGGAATAGTAGTTCTGCGAACACCCTCACGAATGTTTGTATCTACTGATAGTTTAACATCATCGGGCTGTGCTGTCAAGTCAATTAGGGTGCGGTTGCGTTCATAATCGTCACGCACACGATGTTCAACCCCTTCGTGATCGGACCAGCGTTGCAACATCAGATTGTTCCACTGGTAGCCTTGTTTATTTCTATCAGCATATGCCTCAATCAATCCAACTTTGTTCTTACTACCTTTCTCACGCACACCGGGAAAGGCACTGAAAATATTGTCGGTTGCGTCACCGCGCATGGTCTTCTTGAATAGCAGATATTGTGGGTCCTCAAGTAGTTTAGGTTCTTTAGTTTTCTTATCTTTTACTGAACGACCCTTATCATCAAAGTATCCCTCAAGTGTAATTAGTTCACCACTTACGCCATTGTACTGTTTGACTTTGGGTGAAATCAATTGTACGAAATCCGTGTCCGAACTGATGATAAAAATTTCATCCTCAGGATGCAAGTGAATGAAACGTGCAATCAAGTCATCAGCCTCAGCCTTAGGATCACGCAATACACTACAGTTTGTGCGGTCTTTAAGGTAAGAGCAAAATGTATCATACGTTTGCCAAAACATGGTGTTTTCTTCAACCTCTGCCTCTGTTTGAGACATTGTATCTACTACGCGGTTCTTCTTATACGGAGCGTACAAGTCCTTACGAAAGCTGCGACCTTCTAAACAGAACACTACATGATCAATTCCAAAACGTTTAACGATTTGATTAGTG